TTGGTAACAATAATTGGTAGCCCGGCATAGTAGACACCGGGAGGGATAGGGCGGGTAATGAACACTGTATTTGATTATAATTCTCCCAGGTGGCGGAGGAAGCGCCAACAGATATTAAGGCGTGACGGATATATGTGCCAGCACTGCAAGAGGTACGGAAAGGCGGTACAGGCTACAACGGTGCATCATATCAAACACGCAGATGAGTACCCGGAGATGGCCTTTGCCGATAAAAATTTAATTAGTCTCTGCGAGGGATGTCACAACAAACAGCACCCGGAAAAAGCAACAGCAGCAAGGGGCCGTTACTGATACCCCCCCTATCCGTTGCGCCTTCCGCCTCTATATAGGGACCGGCGGGGGGAACTTTTTCCAACTCTACGGTATATTTTTGAGAAAGGGGAAGCCATGACAAAGGAAAAATGGGTTGAAACTATCGAAAAACAGATGGAAAAACTCGGTACGGCCGACCCATCTTATCAATCTGCGGTAGAAACGCTTGCAGAGATACTGGAACAGCGGGATAAGACCAAGGCCGAGTTCAAAAAGTCCGGCGGCAAGTCCGTCATCGAATATACCAACAAAGGGAACGCCACAAACATGGTAAAAAACCCTCTGTTGATTCTGTGGGACGACCTCAACAAGAGCGCACTGGCATACTGGCGCGAATTGGGGCTTACTCCATCGAGTTTCCGCAAAATGACCGGCGGAGTGAAGGAAAAGGAGGAAAAGGGCGGCCTTGCCGCTGCTCTTGCCAGCCTTGAGACAGATTAAGGGTAAGAACTGGCCCGTAGTCCTTGAGTATGCCGAAAGCATCAGAGACGGGAGAAAGGTCGCTTGCAAGGAATTGCGGCAGGCTGTTGACCGTTTCTTTGCTGACCTCGATAATGACGAGTACGATTTCGCGCCGAAAGGGCCGGAGTTCTGTATTCAAATCATCGAAAAGACCCTCTGCCACCAGCAGGGGGAAAAGCTGGACGGTACACCGCTCCGGGGAAAGCCGTTCCTGTTGGAGCCGTTTCACAAATTCATCATATACAATCTTCTTGGGTTTAAGTTGAAAGGCACCGATGTGGTGCGGTTTCATGAAGCCCTTATTTTTATCCCTCGAAAGAACATCAAAACCAGTTTTGCCGCTTCCCTCGCATGGGCGCTGTCCCTGTGGTACCGGCGCAGCGGTTCCAAAACCTACATATCGGCCGCGGCTCTGATGCAGTCCCTTGAAAGCTTTAATTTTCTGGATTATAACATCCGGCTTATGGGCGAGGACGAGAAGCATGGCGGCGGTGTAAAGATCATTGACAACAACAACGAGCACTCAATGGAGGCAGAGCTTCCAGACGGCTCGTTTTTTATCCGCGCTCTGGCTGCAAACCCGGATGCGCAGGATTCTCTTAACTGCAATATTGCGATCTGCGATGAAATCCACGCTTTTACCAAGCCTAAGCAGTACAACCTTTTTAAGGAAGCCATGAAAGCCTACACCAACAAGCTGCTGATAGGTATTTCCACGGCTGGCGATAACGAACAGGGCTTTCTTGGGCAGCGGCTGCAATACTGCCGAAAGGTGCTGGATGGCACCATCAAGGACGAACAATATTTTATCTTTATGTGCTGCGCCAATCCGGATGAGGAGGGAAATATCGACTATACCAATCCCCTGGTACATGAGATGGCCAATCCGGCCTATGGCGTTTCCATCCGGCCGGAGGAAATTCTAAACGATAGCTTGCAGGCGCAGAATGACCCGCAGCAGCGGAAAGATTTCTTCTCAAAGTCTCTCAATGTCTATACCGGGGCTATCAAGTCCTATTTCAACCTCGACGAATTCCGGCGAAGCGATGAAAAATACAACTGGACGCTGGACGAGCTTTCCAAGCTCCCAATAGACTGGTATGGTGGTGCAGACCTCTCAAAAATGCACGACCTAACAGCGGCTGCGCTTTTTGGAAATTACAAAGGCGTGGATATCATCATCAGTCACGCTTGGTTCCCTGTGGTGCAGGCTCATGTTAAGGCCGACGAGGATGGTATACCGCTTTTCGGCTGGGCCGATGATGGACTTTTGACCATGTGCAACAGTCCAACCGTAAACCACGCCGATGTTGTCAACTGGTTTGTTACAATGCGAAAGCGCGGTTTCCGAATACGACAGGTGGGGCATGACCGTAAATTCTGCCGAGAGTATTTCATTGGCATGAAATCGGCTGGGTTTAACATTATCGACCAACCGCAGTATTTTTACAGGAAATCAGAAGGTTTCCGGCATATCGAGCAGAGCGCCAAAAATGGGACGCTGTACTATATGCATTCCGAAGCATATGAGTATTGTGTTGGGAATGTCTCGGCCGTCGAAAAGACAGACGACATGATCCAGTACGACAAGGTAAGACCGACAAACCGAATTGATGTGTTCGATGCCTCCGTATTCGCCACGGTGCGGTACTTGGAGGCTTTGGATAAATCTAAAGCAGGAAAGAAATGGTGGGGTGATAAATGAGCATAGCAAATTTTTTTGAGCGCTTCCGCTCTCGGGATAAGCCCCAAACGCGGAGCGCTGTATGCCTGTGTGATGGAACCGGCTGGAAAGACCTAACCTGTTCCGGCTATACAGACCTTGCGCACAACCCGGAAATCTGTGCCGCTGTTGATAGGATTGCGTCTTTAATTGGAAGTATGACAATCTATCTGATGCAAAACACCGATAGTGGAGATATCCGGGTTAAAAATGGGCTGTCTCGTGTGGTTGATATCGAGCCGAACAGTTACATGGGCCGGTCAAACTTTATCCAGTGGATCATCAAAACAATGCTGCTGGATGGCCGGGGGAACGCTGTAGTGCTCCCAAAGACCCGGAAGGGGCTGCTCCGGCGGCTTGACCCGATTCCGGCGGCGTTTGTAGCATTTGTACCGAATGGGGAACGGTATTATAGCATCGAAATATCTGGGAAACCCTATGACCCGAAGGATGTGCTGCATTTTGCCATAAATCCGAGCAATTACTACCCATGGCAAGGCACTGGGTACAGCATTGCGCTGGCTGATGTGGCAAATAACCTAAAGCAAGCGGCGAAAACAGAAAATGGTTTCATGGCCAGTGAATGGAAACCGTCTCTTATCGTGAAGGTGGATTCGCTGACGGACGAGTTTTCTGACCCGGAGGGGCGTGCAAAGCTCCTTGGCGATTTTGTTGCAAGCAATAAAGCCGGGGAACCTTGGCTGATTCCGGCCGAACAATTCTCGGTGGAACAGGTACGGCCCCTTACTCTATCTGATCTTGCGCTGGCAGACTTCGTAAAACTGGATAAAACGACGGTGGCAACCATTCTTGGCGTGCCGCCTTTTGTTTTGGGCGTTGGCGAGTTCAAGCGAGACGAATGGAACAACTTTATTTCTTCCCGTATCATGCCGATTGCACAGATTTTGGAGCAGGAGTTTAGCCGAAAGCTGCTCGTATCTCCGGATTACTTTTTCCGCTTCAATGTTCGCTCCCTCTACAACTATTCCTTGGAGGAAACCATCAAAGCTGGCGCGGAAATGGTTGACCGCATGGCAATGACACGGAACGAGTGGCGCAGTTGGGTTGGGCTTACTCCGCACGAGGGAATGGATGAGCTTTTGGCCCTTGAAAACTACATTCCAGCGGACCGCCTTGGCGATCAGAAAAAACTAAACGGAGGAGGTGAGTAAATGGTAGGAGCAAGACAGGCAATCAGCCGCAGTGGAGACTTCAAAACCCGCGCTGCTGATGGAAACCTCTACATTGAGGGCTATTTCGCCACCTTTACCGGCGAATACCGGATGTGGGATAAAGCCATCGAGCGCATTGACCGAGGAGCCTTTGATGGTACCCTCGGTGATGATATTCGGGCGCTGGTTAACCATGATACCACAATCGTGCTTGGCAGAACAACAGCTGGTACACTGACCCTCCGCGTTGACGATTTGGGCCTTTGGGGGTCCATCCTCATTAATCAAGCGGATCAGGATGCCATGAACGCCTATGAGCGCGTAAAGCGTGGGGATGTTTCCCAATGTTCTTTCGGCTTTGACATCCTTGACGAGGAAACCGAAATCCGGCCAGATGGCACAACCGTGTGGACTATTCGCAAAGTCAAACTGTATGAGGTATCGGTCGTTACCTTCCCGGCCTACGAGGACACCATGGTAGAGGCTCGGAAAAAAGACCTTGAAAAGATCAACGAGCGCAAGCTCGACCAATGGAGGGCCGAAGCCCTCAAAAAGCTAAGAAAGGAGTGCTGACATGGCACTGAAATCCATTATGATTGCCAAAAAGCTGGAACTGAAAAGAGCAGTTTTTGAGGCACTGGTAGCTAAAGACGCAGAATTTGCAACACGCTCCGCTGAAATCGAAAAAGCAATCGGCGAAGCTACCACCGATGAGGAGCAGCAGGCTGTTGAGGACGCCATGAACAAATTTACCGAGGAACAGGATGCCCACAACGCCGAAAAAGAAAAACTGTCCGCAGAAATCAAGGGCCTTGAGGAAGATTTGGAAAATGCCGAAAAGGAGCCTCCCAAGGCTGAACCCAAAGCAGAAAAGAAAGCCGAAAGGAATGATTTTACCATGAATACCATCAACATTCGCTCCCTCCCCATGAATGTGCGCGCCTTTGACGCTCTTCCCAAAGAGCAGCGTGACGCTATCGTAGCCCAGCCCGATGTGCAGACCTTCTTTGCGGAGCTTCGTAACGCTGCCCGCAGCAAGAGAGATATCACCGGTGGTGAGCTGACCATCCCTGTTGTATTCCTCGACCTCATTGCCGAGAATATGTATCGCTACTCCAAACTGATGCGTCGGGTCCGCATCCGCAATGTCAATGGCGAAGCCCGTCAGACCATTGCCGGTACTGTCCCCGAGGCCGTTTGGACTGAAATGTGCGGCGCCATCAATGAGCTGACCTTCAGCTTTAACCAGATCACTCTTGACGGCTTCAAGGTTGCCGGTTATGTTCCTGTTTGTAATTCCCTGCTGGAGGATAACGATGTAAACCTCGCCTCCTGGATCGTCGAGATGCTGTCCGAGGCTATCGGCCTTGCCAAGGATAAGGCCATCCTGTACGGCAAGGGCGCTGGTCAGAAGATGCCTCTCGGTATTGTGACGCGTCTGGCGCAGGAGAGCAAACCCAGCGATTACCCGGCCAATGCTCCTGCTTGGGTTGACCTGCACACCTCCAACATCATCACCATTCCCACTGCTTCCACCGGCGAGGCTTTCTGGGCTGCGCTGGCTGTTGCTGCTGGTAACACCTTCACCCGCTATTCCCGCGGCGAGCGCTTCTGGGCTATGAATAGCAAGACCCTGGCTACTCTGCAGTCCAAGGCAATCCTTGCTACCGCTCTGGGTCGTTATGTCACCTTTGACGGCATGACCATGCCCATCATCGGCGGTGATGTGGAAATCCTCGAATTTATCCCCGATGGCGACATCGTTGGCGGCTATGGCGACCTGTACCTGTGGGCGCAGCGCTCCGGCATGACCATCGAAGCATCCCGCGAGGTTCAGTTCATTCAGGACAACACCGTATTCCGCGGCAAAGAGCGTGCTGACGGTATGCCCGTTATCCCCGGCGCTTTTGTGGCGATCAACATTAACGGCGCTTCCGTAACCACCTCCATGACCTTTGCGGCTGATACCGCCAACAACGCCAAGCTGTCCGCTCTGACCGTTGGAAACCTGTCCCTCAGCCCTGCTTTTGATGGCGATGTGCTGAGCTACACCGCTACCGCTTCCGCTGCGACTGCTGCAGTAAACGCCACTACCGAGGTTGCCGGTGCGCAGGTCGCTATTGCCTACAACAACGCCAATGTGAAGAACGGCGGCTCTGTTACCTGGCTGGCTGATGGCACTGCCCATCCTCTGACCGTAACCGTGAAGAACGGCAACGAGACCGTAGTCTATACCGTCAATGTAACCAAGGCTTCCTAAGGGGGGTTAAAGCATGACAGACGCTGACATCCTTGTGATCTTGAAAGTCGATTTGCAGCTTTCCACCGCAGCGCTGGACAACTATCTCTTGGCGCTGATCGCGTCTGCCAAAGAGTACATTGCCACCGAGGGCATCGTGCTCTCCACCAGTACGGGTGATGCCGTACTGGTGGAGATGTACGCCGCTTACCTCTACCGGCAGCGCAGAGAGAAAGTAGTGGCAATGCCGCGTATGCTGCGCTGGGCACTCAACAACCGACTGTTTGAGCAAAAGGTGGGTGGTTGATTTGGATGATCTCATTACATTAATCTCTCAAACCTTTGAGCAGAACGATATCGGGGTACAGATTGCCACAGAAACCACAACACAGGTCTGGGCGCGGCTGCAGTCCGCTACACGGGCGGAGTTCTATTCCGCCGGTCAAAACGGCTTGCAGCCGTCCCTTGTGGCGGTTACTCCTATCGCCAACTATGCTGGGCAGAAATTAGCCGAGTGGCGCGGCACACGCTATTCCATTTATCGCACCTATTTTGCAACAGGCAGCGATGAAATAGAGCTGTACCTAGAGGAAAAGGTGGGCAATGATGTCGAAAACGGTTAGACCGGATGAGTTGGCAACGGCAATCCTGTCCGAACTGAAAAACTATGACCAGGCCGTTACGGATGGCGTAAAAAAAGAGGTTCGGCAGGTGGCAAAGGAATGCCGCCAAGACATTGTGACCGGCAGCCCGGTACAGACCGGCGATTATAAGGCCGGTTGGCGTGACAAGGTCGCATATGAGAGCTACAGCGATATCCGTATGCGAATTTTCAACAAAACGGATTACCAGCTCACGCACTTGCTGGAACATGGTCACGCAGGCCCAGGCGGAACCGCAAAAGGCTCTGCCCGCCCATTCCCCCACATCGGCCCAGCGGAGCAAAAGGCAGAGCAGAAACTATTAACCCGTGTAAAGGTGGTGATTAAGAAAGGATGACACTGCAAGAGGTCAATTCCCTGTTAAAACAGACGAGGATGCCCGTAGCTTACGGTTACTTCAATAAGCCGCAAAAGTTACCGTATATCCTCTATCGCGTCTCCTACTCCAATAATTTTGGCGCTGACAATGTGGTTTATCACCCCATCAACCATATACAGGTTGAGCTTTACACAAAAGATAAAGACCTAACAGCAGAGGGCAAAGTCGAACAGGCTTTGTCCTCTCTGTTTTGGCAGAAGTCCGAGAGTTACATTGAAGATCAGCAGTGTAACCAAGTAGTTTATGAAATCGAGGTGTAAAAATGGCTGATAAAGTTAAATTCGGTATCTCGAATGTCCATTACGCTATCCTCGACGGGGAAAATAACACCTATGGCACTCCCGTAGCCATCCCCGGCGCAGTTAGCCTGTCTTTGGAGCCTTCCGGCGATACCACACCGTTTTATGCGGACAACATTCAGTATTTCGTAGCCGTGGCGAACAGCGGCTACACCGGCGATCTCGAAGTTGCCGTTTTCCCCGAAGCATTCCTCAAGGATGTTTTCGGGTATACTCTTGACACCACCAGCAAGGTGATGATCGAGAATGCAAACATTCAGCCCAAGTCTTTCGCACTGCTGTTCCAAGAGGAGGGCGATGTGAACGGGACGAAGTTTGTTCTTTACAACTGCACCTGCACTCGGCCTACCCGTGAGCTGAACACCACGACCGAGAGCGTAGAGCCGCAGACGCAAACCGTCAGCATCACCGCTTCCCCGCTGGCAAACGGCAACTCCCTTGCCTACACTACGGCGGAGACCCCGGAGGCGACCGTGAACGGCTGGTACACCGCCGTATTCACTCCGACGACTGGAGGCTGAAATGAACAAAGTAATCGAGATCGACGGAAAAAGCGTAGGGTTGTGCGCTAATGCGCTGACCCCACGCATCTACCGCCATAAAGTGGGTCGGGATATTGTCCGTGACCTGCAAAAGCTACAAACGGCAGCGACATCCGAGGACGGATCTTTTTCCGTAAGCGATCTTGAAATATTTGAGGATGTCGCTTTTATCATGGCTCGGCAATATGACGGGTCCATCCCGGACAATGTTGACGAGTGGCTGGAGCAGTTTGAGATGTTTTCCATCTATAAAGTGCTCCCTGCCATTTTGGAGCTTTGGAGCCTGAACAACAAGACTACCGCTGTTCCAAAAAAAAAATAAAACAAACCGTGCGTGAGCCCACCGGGTCAACCTTTATGCTCCGCTGCGCTGAACTCGGGTTATCCGATGAAGCGCTGGAGGACATGACCTGCGGAATGGTCTATGATTTGATGATCGAAAAGGCCAACGACGCAGAACAGTATGCCATAAAGGGCAGACCCGGCGGCTTGCGTGATTTCTTCGCAGGAGGTGGTAAGATTGGCTGAAAATGTTAAAGGCATCGTTGTTGAAATCGGCGGCGATACAAAGGGATTGTCGAAAGCGATCAGCTCGCTGAACAGCGAAATCCGTGGGACACAATCGGAGCTTAATAAAGTCAATCGCCTGCTGAAACTCGACCCGACTAATATTGACCTGCTCAAACAAAAGGAGCAATTGCTCGGGGAACAAATCAAAAATACAGAAAACAAGGTTGAAAGCCTCCGAAACGCCAAAAAGAAAGCGGATCAGGAAATGGCGGACGGCACGGAGATCAACCAAAAACAATACCGTGAGTTAGTCCGGGAACTGACCAGCGCCGAACTAAAGCTGAAAGACCTACAGGCCGAAGCGTCCAAGAGCCGTGCGGCACTTGCACAGGTTTCAGCGGTTACCGGCGAAATAGCAGAAAAGTCCGGGAACATTGCAAAGAAGTTTGCACCGGCATCTTTGGCCTTTGCAGGAGCAGGAGTGGCAGCCACAAAAGCGGCTGTAGAATTTGAAAGCGCCTTTGCTGGCGTTGAAAAAACAGTAGACGGCACTACAGAGCAGCTTGCGGCACTCAGGCAGGGCATATTGGACATGGCAGAAGAAATTCCTGCGTCCACTACGGAGATTGCGGCGGTTGCGGAAGCTGCTGGACAGTTGGGTATTGCCACCGATGATGTACTTGACTTTACCCGCGTTATGATCGACTTGGGCGAAGCAACCAACCTTTCCGCTGATGAAGCTGCCTCTGCACTTGCCAAATTTGCCAACATTACCGGAACGACCGCTGATGAATACTCCAAACTCGGCAGTACCATCGTTGACCTTGGCAATAACTTTGCCACAACAGAGCGCGATATTGTTGAGATGGCTACACGCCTTGCGTCTGCTGGTACAGTTGCCGGGTTGTCCGAACAGGATATCCTTGCATTGTCTACCGCAATGTCCTCGGTTGGCATCAACGCAGAGGCAGGCGGTACGGCAATGACCCAAACAATGACCGCAATAAGCAAGGCTGTGTCTGCTGGCGGTGATGATCTTGAAACATTCGCAAAGATCGCTGGTGTATCTGCTTCTGAATTCGCAGATATGTGGGGCAATGAACCGATAGACGCAATCAGTGCTTTCATCGGCGGGCTTGGGAAGATGAACGAAAATGGAGAGGACACAATCTCCGTATTGGATGAATTGGGGCTCTCCGGGATTCGCCAGTCAAATATGCTTCGTGCGTTAGCCCTTGCGTCCGATGTATTGGGCGATGCTGTTACAACCGCAAATACTGCATGGGACGAAAATATTGCCCTCTCCAACGAGGCAAGCAAAAGATACGCAACGACTGAAAGCCAGTTGAAAATCCTCAAAAACGGCCTTAATAATCTTGCAATTTCCATTGGCGATATCCTGCTGCCGATTATCAATAAAATCGTCGCAGGGCTTCAAAATGCAATCGATTGGTTTTCAAACCTTGACGATGGTGTAAAGAAAACAATCCTTATTGTCGGCGGTCTTATTGCGGCAATCTCTCCTGTTGCTGGAATCATATCAGGCATAGCCGGAGCGATGAGCAAGCTGACAGGCACGGTAATACCTGCCCTTATTGAAGCGGCAACTAAAATGGGGCCGATTATTACAACCGTTGTAGAGGGAATTTCAAGCGGAATTGGGGCGGCAATAGGTTTTATTACAGAAACAGCTATCCCAGCCGTTATGAGCGCTGTGTCATCTGCGTTCACATTCATAACGGGAACTGTAATCCCTGGAATTGTAACGGGCATAACGACAGCTGTTAATTTTTTGATAGCCAACCCGATAGTTCTGATTATTTCCGCCATTGTAGGACTTGTTGCGCTGATTGCAACAAAGGGCGACGAGATACAGGCCATCCTCCAGCGTGTGGATGATTTCTTGCAGGGCGTATTTACGACGGATTGGTCGGAATCGTTTGGAGTATTGGGGGAAATCTTAAATTTCTTCTTCTCAACAGTAAAATCCATTTGGGATTCCATAAAGGCCGTTTTTGACGGTATTATCGATTTTGTTCGTGGCGTTTTTACTGGAGATTGGGAAAGAGCATGGAAAGGTGTGCAGGAAATCTTTAAGGGAATCTTTACGGCGCTTGTTGACATTGCAAAAGCGCCCATTAACGGCATCATTGCACTAATCAACATGGTCATTGACGCAATCAACTGGATGATAAACGGTCTGAATAAGATCCACTTTGATGTCCCTGACTGGGTTCCTGTTTTGGGCGGTAAGTCCCTCGGATTTAATATTCCGACCATCGGAAAAATTGCTTATCTTGCCAAGGGCGGAGTTTTGTCCTCCGGCAGCGCCATCGTCGGCGAAGCCGGGCCGGAGCTGCTTACCATGGCCGGTGGCCGTGCCCATGTTATGCCACTGAACGGAAACGACCGTGTCGGCATCACCATCGAAATGAACAACACATTTAACGGCTACGATAACGCAGCCGGTGAAGCTGCCGCAAGGAACTTGGTACAGGCGGTCAACCGTGCGCTTGGGAGGGCTTACTGATGAGAAAATTTAAGCTCAAGAACGGTGTCGGAGCCGAATGGGATTTGATGGACAAAACGGCGTACTTCAATGCGCCGGGTGGATTAGGATTTGGCAAAACCTACTCTACCATCCAAGCCGGAAGCGCATGGCTGGTATCGGATGAATTCCTTAACCAGTATGCCGTGACGGGCGAAATGATATTCTTCGACTATTCCCGGTATCAGGCGTTTATTTCGTTCGTGACAAAAGGCCCGCTTTACCTGATGTATTCCCCGCTGGACACATGGTACAAAATCAAGTGCGAAGTGCAGTCTGCGGATAAGTCGGAGCTGAAATCCGGCTATTTGGCAGTACCGATTACATTCCTCTGCTTCGGGACTTGGCATGAAGCTGTTAATGTAACGCAAAGTCAAGCGCCAGACCAAGGGATTAAAAGGTATAGCTATACTTATCCTTATTATTACGCAGAAACAGCAACAGGAACTGCAAAAATAAGAAACGGGGATTTGGCATCACCGTGCAAGTTGCAAATCTTCGGCCCGGTCGTCAATCCTGCTTGGGCGCTTATCAAGGCCGGTACCCGTGTAGCGGTCGGAAAATTAACCGCAACAATCCCTGATGGGCACAAACTTGTTGTAGATGCTGACCCGGCAACAATGGAGATTGCAGAGTATGCGCTGGACGGGACATACATCCAAAACCTGTACCAGTCCAGCGACTTTTCGACCGGAAGATTTATCTATGCTCCGCCGGGAGAAAGCACTTTGACATTTTCGCACGACGGCACATCGGATATCGTAGCATATGTGGAGGTGGAGAAACTTGCATACTCTGTTTAAGTGCGAAGTATTCGCAAGGGATTTCACATTCCGAAGTTTTGCTCCGATTGAAAGCCCGGAGATACAGTTTGACTACCTGACCGTAGAAAAAACTACTCTCCGGGCGGTTAAAATCGATGCAAAGAAAGGCGATTTTATCAGCGTGACCGACCAAAACGGCGTTGTAGCCTATCAGGGGATCGTGGATGATGTCGAAACCGACAAAACAGGCGTGACCATCTCTGCACAGCCATTGATGGCGCTGTTTGATGTTGATGTGCATTTTGACCGCACCACATCCTCCAAAATAGAGCAGTTTATCGCCGGTATCATAACGGACAATTTCATTTCCTCCCATGATGCATTACAAAACATCACCGGCATGACGGTGGAAACGACCTCCGAGACCACCGGAGCGCTGAACCTCAAGGATAACATCCACAGCTTTTACGAGATCATTACCAAATCCTTGACAGCTTACGGCATAGCCATAAACATGGCCTTTGACCCGCAGAATAAGGCTATTACCGTTACGGTTGGAAAGGTAAGTGAAAGCGCTGTCATCGAAGCAAGCCTACAAGCCATTGTGGATAAAAATATTATCATTGGCGACAGCTCAGGCCAGCTGAACAAGGTGACCATCTACAACAAAGCGGATGAAACGCAGAATGTTACCTATTATCTGCACCCAAACGGAAAGGTTGACACCAACAATTCCGACCGGATTGCGCCGGTATTCTTCGCAGCGCAGTTTTTGGAGACCGATGTGGACTTTGATACCGCAGCTTATCAAAAGGCATACGAAGCACTCACTCCGCAGCAGTATGACAACATGATTGAGCTGGCTGCCCGAAACGACTGTGGCGTACTTGATACCTCGATGGCCATCGGCACAGAGGTTTTGGTCATTGATGGCGACAGTAGTTACAAATCTATCCTTACCGGCTATGCAAGGTCGCAGGATGTTACAAAAATGACCTTTGGCGTTGTCCGCGCCGATTTAACCAAAATCCTAATCCTTGAAAGGAGGGCAAACGCATGATAACGCTGCTCCAGTATAACGCATCTATCGTAACTCCAACGGATGATGCGTATCTGTACAACCACATCATCAACGACAGCGGTATATTTACCGGCGTGGAGGTAACAACACAGGGCGGAAACATCATCAATGTTTCGGATGGCCGCGGAATTATCCTCGGCCGAAACTTTGTGGTAGAAGCGCAGACCATCAATGCTACGCTCCCGACCAGCGGCTCCGTCCCCGGTCGATTGCTTATCCAAATTGACATGGCAAACACCGAAGCGCCGATTTCTTTTGTGACACAGGCGCAAGACCCGCTTCCGGCGCTGGTGCAGGAGGATATCAATGCAAGCGGTACTGTGTACCAGCTGCCGATAGCCACTTACACAGCCCAGCCCACAATGATCTCCGATTTGCAGTATGTAGCGCACACCATCAGCCCCGGTACTGTTGCGAGCTTTAACGGCCGCACCGGAGCGGTGACACCGCAAACCGGCGATTACACCGGCAGCCAAATCAAAATCCCCGGCTACAAGCAGGCAACCTCCAGACAAAATGTAACCGCAACAGACACGGTAACGCAGGCCATCGGAAAGATGGAGTACAAGATAAACCGGGCGGTTGTTATTAAGCAGCTTTCGCTTCCTGCGGCATCTTGGCTCGGCTCCGAAAGTCCCTACAGCCAGACGGTAACCGGCCTTGGGACTACTGCTAATAGCAAGGTGGATATCCAGATCGACGCCGCCGCCTACAACACCATGGTTGATAGCGGAACCGGCGCTATCTATGTAGCGAACGACAACGGCACTATTACGGCCTATGCCTTGGGCGACAAGCCGACCGCGGATATTACCTTACAGGTAGCGATTTCGGAGGTGGTGAAAGGGTGAGCCTCGTCGGAAGATACACAACCCCAACCCACATTTTTACCGTCCCGTTTGATACCGGCACCATCTCAATGATGGCCATTATCTACAAGCAGGGCGGCAATGTCGTACTTGTAAAAGACCTTGAGGATTGCACGCTGGGAGATAAAACTGTTTCCTGTACTCTTACAGAGGAGGAAACTTCACTTTTCAAACCAAACCCGCAGGTGCAAATACAGCTGCGTGTTGGTATTGGCAATGCGCGGCTTAATTCCAATATCCTCAATGTATCTGTAGCAGATGTCCTTAAAGATGGCCTTTTGGATGATATCGCGGGCGGTGATACAAAATGATTTTTCAGACTACATTCCAATCCTCTGAAAACCAGTTTCAAACCGCTTTTGCATCTCCGACATCTACTTTTGCAATTACATTCGGCAGCGTGGTTGGCGTAGCGGCGGAAGTCTATAAGGGCGAGTACACGGTTACCCCTTCTGTTACCGATCAACTGCTGTTGACAAAAGAAAAGATGATGAAAGACAATATGACCTTTATGGCGGTGCCAAAACAAATCGTAGATAACCCCTCCGGGGGCAAGACTGTAACTATAGGAGGCTAAAAATGGCTGACACTAAGTACAATTCCAAAATAATCTTTTACGGCGAAACCCTCATGGATTTGACCGGCGATACAGTTGATGCTGCAAGCCTGCTTAAAGGCAAGACAGCACACGACAAGACCGGCGCTCCCATTACCGGCACTTGTCCGTATGATGCCGATACTTCCGATGCAACCGCTACCGCTGCGGAAATCCTTAATGGCAAAACCGCCTATGTGGACGGCGCTAAAGTAACCGGCACCATGCCGAACAAGGGCGCTGTAACCCTTTCCATTGTAGATAAATCCCCGGTAGCAATCCCTGCCGGTTATCACGATGGCTCCGGCTCTGCTACCATCGACAGCACCGAAGCCGCAAAAATCATTGCCGGTAACATTAAATCCGGTGTGTCCATCCTTGGCGTAACCGGTGATTACGCCGGTGAGTTGACTAAGGGCCAGAAAAAGACCGTAACCCCGGCCAAAGCACAGTTTAGCGTCCTCCCCGATGATGGCTATGACTTCCTTTCTGAGGTAGTCGTAAACGGAGTGCCGATTGCTTATGCCGATAACCCCGCAGGTGGTCAGACCGTAACGATTGGAGCGTGATTTGAATGGCGGTAAACAAGGTGGAGTTCTACGGAAACACCCTCATTGATATTTCCGATACGACCGCCGAGGAAAGCGCTGTTGTGGCCGGTGAGGCCTTTTACAAGGCAGACGGCACAAGGGCGACAGGAACCGCCGACTACCAGCAGAAAATCACCACGCAAACCGTTTCTTTAAGTTCTTCATGGAGCGGCAGCGGCCCGTATTATCAAACGATACTTACGGGCCAAGCCGCCGGTCTCCAAGTCAACCTCAATCCCACTATTGACCAGCTGGCAACACTCGCAGATGCTGGTGTTACCTCGATGGTGGCGGCAAATGAAAACGGAACGGTAAAGATATACGCAGCTGGTGCGGCTCCTGCGGCGATGAGCCTACAAATCACAAAGATTATGACTTATTAAGGAGGACAATAAAATGAGCATAATTTATGGTAATCCAATCATTGCAGGTGGTGGTGGCCTTGAGCTTGTAGCGAATGTCGCTGACGGGGCAACCGTTACGGCTGTACTTGACGACAAGACTGTTACAGGTGTTTCCTCCGGTGGTCAGGCACGACTTAAAATACCGCAGGAGGGCAGGTGGACGGTTTCCGCAACAAGCGGTTCGCTGGTGTCCATTCCGCAAGAAATCAGCGTTCCCGCCACAATTGATATTACACTCATGTCACAGGAGCTGAACGATACAAGCTGGACAGCCATCAAGCAGGTATCTGATGCAGGAAATGGTGCGAACCTCTGGTCTATCGGTGACTGCAAAGAAGTCACGATGAACGGCAAAGTATCTGATGGACTTACTTTGAGTGGTTATACCGCTTGGGTATACATCATCGGCTTTAACCATAACGCAGAACGAGAGGGCAGCGGAATAGCATTTCAAGGGTTTAAGGCAACAAAAAACGGTACGCCTGTATGCTTAACGGATAGCGGTTATGAATTCAAGCGATCGAGCGGCACATGGTTCAACATGAATAACACAAATGATAATACAGGTGGTTGGCAAGAAAGCTTAATGAGGAAAAATGTTATGCCTCTTATCAAGGCTTCCTTCCCTGCCGACCTTCAAGCAGTTATCAAGCCAAGTACCATATTTACAACGCAGGGTTCTGGGAACGGCGCCTGCACCGCAACAGAGGATGATGTTTTCCTGCTTGCCGAATTTGAAATATTCGGGGCGAGAAGCTACGCCTCAACACAGGAGCCGAACTATCTTAAACAATACGCTTACTACGCAGCGGGGAACAGCAAGGTTAAGTATATGCATAATAGTACCGCCGCTGCTGCCTTTTGGTGGGAGCGTTCTCCCGGTTCCAACAGCTCCGACTTTTTCTGTATTGTCTACGGCAACGGCAGCGCCAACCTTAACACCGCCAACTATTCGCGTGGCGTGTCCCCCGTTTTCAAAATCTAAAATCGACCGTATGGAGAAAGATAGAATATGTATTATGTTTGTTTCCGGCGCTTCCGAGGAAACGCAATCTGCGGGAATGTGAATATCTCGTATGGGACACGGCTGCCTGTTGTAAACGATATTCTTTACATGGATGAAGAAATGATATGTGCAGTGCGTTCGCAAAACTCGCACGACTATTTCTCCCCGGACGATGACGGCAAGGGACTTATCCGTGGGAAGCTGACCGAGGATATAAATAAGCTGCTGCAGCGCCCCGGCAAGAAGCACCAAGCAAGATGGGACAAAATATGGGAGGATATGTCGCTTACAAAATACAAGCGTCCAGAACACCCAGACCACTGGCTTTGGAACCATGACTTTTATTGCGCCCCGGTCGAGGAACTTGAGCGCATCAAAAAGATGATATCGGAGGTGTAAAATGTACAAAATCACAAAGGACGGTAAAGAATATTATTCTGACACATTGGTATATGTTAAAAAGGCGCTAAATGGGTGCTATATTCCTTGTTTGCCAGAAGAAGCCGAATTTGTTGTCGGTAAGGTGCCAGAAGACACCGTTTTTGAGGGAGCCAGCGTTGAGCCTATGAACGGCGGCAGCGAACTTTCCAATTCCAAGTCAGAAGTGAACGAACTGTTACAGCTTATCGCTGATGCAGTAGAAGAAAAATACCAAGAAGATATGGAGGTCATCAACAATGTATAAGATGATGAAAAAGCTGATTGAGAAGAAGTTTTACAAGACTGCTGACGAAGCACAGGGCAAGCTGGATGTATTTTTTGCCTGTAACCGTCTGACCGATGACGAGTACAGCGAGCTGACGATGCTTGTGGAGACTACTTATACTGCGGAGGTGTAAGCCTATGGAGCCGAGCGTTATTGTCGCAATCGTAACTGGCATCGCATCGGTCGCTGCTGTAGTCATAACAAATAACAAAAGCAACATAGAGCGTGACAACAAGGCTGATATCGAGCGAGCCGTGACCAACGAGAAGCTGGACGAGCTTACAAGAGAGGTAAGACGGCACAACGGCTTTGCGGAGAGAATTCCCATCTTGGAGGAACGGACAACCACCCTCAATAAAAGAGTAACCAACCTTGAGCAGAAGAAAGGAGCTTGAACATGAACGAATTTGTAACTTGGGCATCCCTTGGTACTTATGCAGGTGCAGTCATGATGGTCACCATCATCACCCAGTTTTTGAAGCAGACCCCTCTCAAGAACATCAACACCCAGCTGCTTGCTTACATCATCTCTG